TTTTTTTTTTTTTTTTTTGAAGATAATCTCTAAAATTTTCTGCAATAGATATAGCAGCACAAGTTTTTCCTACTCCAACACCATGCCATAATAATATACCATTATAAGGTGTATTATGAGATATATAATTTTTAACAAATTTTTGTGATTCAGTTTTTTTAAAACCTATACTATTTTTTTGTAATTCTTCATATTCATTAATAGGTGGAATTTTATTTTTATTAAATTCTTTTTTTGTATAAATATATTTATTAAATAATTTATTTGTAAATTCAGGATAATATTGAAATAAATTTTCAGAACTATCACTATTATCTTGTTGTTCAATAGCATACTCTAATTTTCTATTTGTAATATCAAAAGCAATTTCTCTTAATTTTCTTTCTATTGAATTTTTTGATTTTAATATTTCATCTTTTTTTTCGTTTATTTCTTCTGCTAAATATTTTATTTTTAAATTTTCACTTAGAAGATTTAATTTTTTTTCTAAAATTTCAGAATAAAAATTATAAAATTGTTGTTTTTTTTCTTTTGAAAATTTATCTTTTGCAGGTTTATCATTTTCAAATTCATCTAAATATTCTTTAAATAATGTTTTAATTTCTTTGTCTAAAACATTCATTATTATATATAAACTAGATTAAAATTTCAAAATAAATTTTTTGTTTAAATACTATGTGATTTTTTTTTATTATTATTATTAAATAAAAATATATTATTCATTTCAAATAGTTTTTTTTTAAATATATATTTTTCAGCATCTAAAATAATTTTTTTTTTTTCTACATAATAATCTCTTATTAAATTTAAACATTCTTTAGTATCAAACATACCAATTTTACTAATTTCAGTAATTTGAAATTTAGAATTTAAATCAATCTTGTAACTTATATTTCCAATAGATTTTGCTAAATAGTATATATGTTTATATGTTATATTATCTGTTCCTAAATATTCTTCAATAAAAGGTGGAACATTTGATAATATTATGAAATTATCATCTAATATTCCTGTTTCTTCCATAAATTCTCTTTTAGCAGCATCATAATCAGTTTCTTTTATATTTCTTCTTCCTTTTGGAATTCCCCATTCTGTCTCAAACCATCTACATTGCAAATTATTAATAAAATAATTTATAGATATAAATATATTATCTACATAGTATCCTTCTCTTATTTTTTCAAATTTTTTTTTTGCTAAAATATTATCATTTATAAAATTTTTTTTTTTTGGTTTAAATTTATTATACATCCATAAATTATCCCATAAAGTATTAAATTCATATTTTTGAATTTTATCAATTTCATCGCTAGACATTTGATAAAATAATTTTCTTAAATATTCAATATCGGTTGATGCATATTTTCCTCTTATAAATTCTACAAATCCAATTGAATCTTTCCTTCTTACTAACAAAAATCGAATCTTATCTGTTTCTGGATAATATTTAAATAATAAAACTCCTAAACTTATAATAGGGTGTTGACAATCTTTATATATATGATTTTTTTCTCCACAATTTCCACAAAATATTATTTTTTCTTTATTTTCTATATTATAATTTTTATTTTTATTAAATTTTTGATTAACATCAAAAATAGACATAGGATTAGATGACATTAATTAAGCTATTATTTAATTTAAGTATTAAATATTTAAGTGTTTTTTCATTTAATTTACTTATGAATATAAGTATTTTATTTAGATAAAATTAATATAAAAAAATCTTTTATAAATAATATGGAGCCTAATATATGGGGACCTGATGCTTGGACATTTTTACATTCAATTACATTGAATTATCCAGACAATCCTACAATTCAAGATAAAAAATATTATTTAGATTTTTTCAATATTTTACCAAATTTATTACCTTGTAGTATTTGTAGACAAAATTTATCAAAACACTTATCAGATTTGCCTATTAAATTTTATTTGAATAATAAATTAAATTTATGTAAGTGGTTAGTAGAAATACATAATAAAACAAATAAAGATTTAGGAAAAAAAACTATAACATATTCTAAATTTTTAGAAATATATAAAAAAAAATATAGTAATCCTAATGAATCTAGCAGTTATTTTATTAATAAAGTTAATATTCAACAAAAAATCATATATATATTATTAGCAATTATAATTATAATATTAATTTATTTATCAATTATTTTCAAAATTCCAGACAATTTTTTTAAACTAAATTTAAATTGAAATTATTTAAAATATTAAATATATATAAATTTAGCAAATCTATATAAAATTAATGTATTTAAAGCTAATTAAATTAACATAATATTAACTAGACCTTTGATCAAGAACTCTACAATGCAGAATGTGAGGAGAAGAATATGTGGAAATATTTAATATAGATCATTGTGAATGTTGTATTCATCGACTAGATTCCGGTTCTGTTTGGTTTTTAAAATAATATTTTAAAAACATTTAAAACTAAATTTTTTATTTCATTATATTATATGTATAATATAATATTAGATCCTAATACTAATTTATTAGAAAATATTTATAGTAATAATGGTCATATGATAATTAATAATTATCTAAATTTTTACATAGGAGGTGGCAATAAAATATCCAATGACGAAAAAAATGAAATTGATAAACTATTAAAAAATGCAACAATTTATGCTCCTAAAAAATATTTTGAAGGTTTAACTCTTGATAAGGTTAAAGAAAGATTAAAAAGAATGAAAAAAGGTGTTGATTCCGATCATAAAAGATCTGATTCCTATACAAAATTTAAAACTGATTTTAAAAATGGTAGAAGAATTCAAACCAAACTTTCAGAATATACAAATCAATGGTATAAATATTTTCCTAATGTTAAATCTATTAAAGAAAAATCAAAAATAACAGGAGTTCCATTAGATATTATTACAAAAGTATTTAAAAGGGGGTTAGCTGCTTGGAGAACTGGTCATCGAGTCGGAGCAACAGCTCATCAATGGGGAATGGCTAGAGTTCATTCGTTTTTAGTTAAAGGTAAAACATTTTGGTATACAGATAGAAAATTAGCATTAGAGGCTATGGAAAAATCTGATAAAGCAAGACAATGGTTCGATTCCATTGATGGTTTATGTGATTCAAAAAAAAATAGAGATAAAAATACTTGGTGTGATACAAAAAATATATGTAATAAGATTAAATGTATAGATTAATTTCTTTTAATCATTTAAATGTCTTAGAGTTATTTTATTTTGAATTGCGTAAGTATCTAAATCTTGAGATCCTATACTTATATTACAATAAGCACACGTAGGATAGGCATTTGATTCTTCGGGACTACCTCCATTTTTTTTTGATATAATATGAGCCGCATGAAAGTTTTTAGGGTATATTTTATGAGTATTACATAATTCACAAGTGCTTTCTCCAGCTGTTCCACACTTTGCGTAAATCTGTTCTCTAACAGTTTTGCTATGACTTTTGTTAATATATTTATATAAATCGTTAAAACACTGAATTCTATTCTCAAAAAATTTATGGACATTAGTATTAGATCTTTTATCAAAAATTAATTGATACTTAAAATAAGTTTCTCCTCCTACTTTTACATTTACAAATTGATTTGCATTTGATATGTGAATTAGATATTTAATTACACTAATTAATTCCTTCTTTATGTCATCATTCTTTTCACAGCTTAAAATCATTTTAATATATATAAGAACATCTGTCCATTTAAGCTTATTATAAGTTTTTTTTTTATATTTTCGACTTTTAGCATAATTTGAAGTATCTTTATGAATTTCATCTAATAATTTTAGTGTATTAATTATTTTAGTGCTGAAAATATCCATATTGATTTTGTCTTTATTTTTTGTTAATTTATTGAGATATTCTACTGATAATTTACCTTTGCTTACATATTCATTATCATTTTTATAAAGAGCTAAGAATGCAATCGCACATTCAATGTGCGACTCACGATTTTCAGTGATTCCAAAGTTTTCTAAATATTTAGAAATACTATTTTTTACATTAATAATTTCAGGAATTAAATAAGATTTCATTCCTTTTAATTTTTCACCTGTACTTAAATTTTCACCGTAATTTATTCTCTGAAAAATATCTCTTTCTTCTTCCTCAGTTAAGTTTCTATATATAATACAGTTAATAGAATAATCATCAAAATATTCTTTATATTTAGTATCAAGTTCTCGATATAGACATGTTTGTTCAGGGTCACTTTCGTTAAAAAAATTGATAATATTATTTTTAAAATCTCTACAAGCACCGATTCGTTGCTTTCCATCAATAACAATTTTTTTATCTTCTTTTTCATTAATTATAATATATGGTATTGTTACTCCACCTAATATACTTTGTATCAATCTTGTCTTTTTTTCAGTGCTCCATACTTCATCTCTTTGATATTCTGCATCTAAAATTAAATCTTTATTTGTAAGCTTATTTAATAATGATGATAATGGAAATGGCCTGGTAAATGATTGTGTTGTTAATTGTTCTGGTGTAATAAACATATTAATATTAAAGTTGTATTTAAGAAATTATATCAAATTTTTAAATAATAATATTTAATAAAAAAAACTAAGTTTCTTTTTATATTTATTTATTCAAATTTTAAATACTTAAATGGCTTTTTAAATTTCTTTTTTAGTTAAGATAAATTTATTTCATCTATCATACAACTATTAAAACTCTAAGTTATATTAAAAATTAAGTAAGTGCGCATAGAACTAAATTGAATTATAGACATACATTTGATATTTAATTTTGCAACTTTTATATTCTCTTAAATAGATTCAAATAAAGTTTTTATAATATTAAAGCAAAAGAATTTATAACTTAATATCATTATAATTAGATATAAATTAAATAATGTATACCAAAAAAATAGATAGTAATTAAAAAGTAATATAATAATAAATTGGCTACAAAATTTCAATAATATAAAATCGTATAATAATATACATATTATTATGTATATTTATTTTCTATTTATATAATAATATGAATATTATATCAAGTTTAACATCATTTAAAATACCTACAACAAATAATAACTATATTCTATCAACTATAATAGTTTGTATGTTAATTATTACATTAGTTATATATATATATATAACTTATAAATATAATAAAATAAATCCTGTATTTTGGAGAACATCAAAAAATGCTATGGAAAATAAAAAAATACCTAATAAAATGTTTAATGAATCAAAAACAGGATATAACTTTACTTGGAATTTTTGGTTTTATTTACAAGATTGGGATTATAAATTTAAAGAGTGGAAACATATTTTTACAAGAGGTAATTATTCATATGAAACTGACTTATATAATAAAAAACATCTGTTTAACATGGATCAATGTTTAAGTGAAAAATATCAAAATACATCAATAAATATTCTAACGAAACGCATAAATGATATAAAACATAAATTATTAAATAAAAATTATAATAAACATACTTATATTGGTTGTTTTAAAGACAATAAAAACAGAGATTTACCAAATAAAGTAGGTCATAATTCATTAAAACAGTGTGGTATAATAGCAAAAGAATTAAATAAAAAATATTTTGGATTACAATATCAAAATGGTATAGGGGGTGGAAATAATAAAAAGGCTGAATGTTGGGTTGGTAATAATTACGGTAAATATGGTTCATCAAATAATTGTAAACAAATAGATAATTATATGTGGGGACAAAATTGGACCAATGCAATATATAGAAATTCTAGTAAAAAAGAAGAAAATATTTTAATTAGAAAATTAAATTATTTTCAAAAAAGACTTAATAGATTAAAAGATATTAAATGTAAAGATAATTACTCATGTGATTTAAATAATGAAAAATATGGAAAATGTATACATAATTCAATATTAAATTTACAAAAAAAATGCAAAAATGATGTTAATAAAAATAGCCTATATGCATGCGATGATGGTTTAAAATGTGTAAACATAGATAAAAAATCAAGATTTGGAAAATGTAAATTATTAAAAGATAATGTTTCAGAATATTTTCCAATTAAAATGAATGATACTGTAAGTCCCGCTGTATATTTTCATCCACATACTAATAATATAGTAATTTTTATATCTACAAAAAAAGATATAGAAAAATTTATTCTAGAAGACATTAATATTAAAAAATGGTGTCTTATAACAATTGTTTTAGATAAGTTAAATTTAGATGTATATAATAATGGTAAATTAGCTAAAACATTTATATTAAAAAATGCTCCAAAAACGATTGATGGAGATGTATTTGTTAATCAAGATGGAGGTTTTAATGGGCAATTAAGTTCGCTGAGTTATTCACCTTCAACTATATCTCCAAACGAATTACAAAAAAAATATAATAAAGGACCTACTCAAATAAATTTGATGCAAAATTTACTTATAAAATTAAAATTATTTAAATCTCCAGTAGACCCTATGTCTACAGAATCTAATAAAAACTGCAAGAAAACATTAAAAAAAATTAAAGATAAAGATGATGATGAATCCGAAAATAATGAAGATAATATTAAAGATATAAAAT